AGATCCATTATACCACCTTCTTTTTTAAAGTACTCAGAAAGAGACTTTACCATCATATCTTTTGTCATAATTATTCTTCCTCGCTTGGGGCAGCCTCTTGAGGTCTACCGCCTTGTTCCGGGTGTACGGCTGAGCCTGCTATATTTGCAGGTACTCTTGGCTCATCAAATCCGGCTACAGGTTCTTTTCCTAATGCTTCTCTTGCTTCATTGGCACTTAATATGCCTGTGTTTACAAGTGTAGCATAGTATGCTGCCTGGTCTCTCAATTCTGGTTGTAAAGCAGGAATACCTGTTACATCTTCATCTAATGAAAAACCAAAAAATCTTTCTAGTGCGCAACTTACCTTTTTAACTATTGGTAGTATTGTTTCTAGATAATATAGTCTGTGATTGGGTCTTATGTTTGCATTATTACCACCATCTAATAAAATTGGTGGTATGCCCATGGCTTCTAATATAATTCTTTCATTTGACTTTATGCCTTCTTGAAAGTCTAAATCTTTAAAATTAACTTCAGTTAAATTTTCTACTGTTAGTCCTCCATCTAGGAATAGAGGTCTTCTACCTCCAGACTTAGGATTATATCTAGCTACCCATGCTTGCAACATTCTCTCTTTGATTTTTTCAGAAAGAGTGTTAGGTGACTTAAGTACTAATCCTGGTACTGCTCCATTCTTGAAGAAGTTATCCTGGAAGTCTCTCATATTTGTTAATAACTGCATAGTTCTAAAAGCAGGCTTTAATCTTGGGACTCCTCTATAAATAGAATTGAAACTGTTTTCTTTAATATGTATAATCTCGCTCGGACTATAATCTATTGAGTTATCATATGTAAACTTTTCTATGTATGATTTGTCATCTGTATAAATAGTAACTTTATCTGCTGGTAGGTGATATAAATGTGCACCGTCAAAGTAAATAAAGATGTTACCATCTATGAGTAGGTCAATTATAAGGTTTCTTTTAAAACTGCTTACATCTTGAAAAGGGTTAGGTTCTTTATTAAGTAATAATTCTACTTTAGACTTACGAATATTTTTTACAATATTAGTAGCACCAAGTACTTTTTCTCCAACTCTAAAAGGTATTTCAGAAACATCATCTACAATCATATTTACAGCTCTGTTAACAATCTCTAATTGTTCATAAGCGTTTCTATAATTTGTTACTACTTCACGAGAGTCAACTGTCATTCCCTCATTACGGGATATAACATATTGAGCAGGATTTAACTTTTCCTCTCTATTTCCTAAGAATCTATCATACCATGCCATATTTATCTCTCTGTTTCTTGACCCATCTATTTTGTTTCTCTGCGTGTATCAACTTGGGTCTTTTACCATATATTGAGTGTAACTTCATATGGTGACTATGGCAGAGTGTTACTGTATCTTCGTAAAGTTCTTTATAGTGTTCATCAATAAAGGCTTCTCGAATCTCTAGTATTTCTTGTTCGTTATTAATAATTAATTTTTTCTTTTTTATCCAAGTTTCTAGTAGTTCTGTAAGCCCGTGATAGTGATGAAAATCTAACTGTTCAGTGTCACCACATATATAACAGCTATTTGACTTATTATATTGTGATTTCGCTTTATCTCGTACGTATTTGACTAAATCTCTTTTGAAATTCATATTTCTACTCTTAATTAGAATTATACCAAAAACATACAGCAAATGTCAAGAACTGTTTTTTACAGGTCTTGTTAGAACGTTGTGGCTGATGTTTCAAATGTGTATAACGCGTATCGCATAGCATCGGCCATATGGGATGCCATGTTGTGCTTTGGTTTCTCTTTTAATAAATTAGGGTTTGGGTCCCATTGATATTGGTCAAGGGATGATATTGCTTCTTTACAGGTTTGGTCAACTATAAGGTCATCGTTATCTACAATGCCTGCTACATGACCAATACCGTCCAATACTGATTTTTTAGCGTTTATAGTACTAATATCATAATTTTGTGCAAAGTCATATCTTGTCTGCTGAGCTGCAGAATCAATGTAAATATAATCAATGTCCCATTTATGAATTAATTTTTGAATGTGTCTTGCGTGTTGTTCTGTAGTCTTCTCAGAGTCCATATACTCATCTAGAAGATAATATTTTTGTTCGTCCCAGTCATACGCAATTACGCAGAAAGCAGTAGGATCTTTATAACCCACGTCCAGTCCTGCAAATACATCCATGTTTCGGACATCCATTTGAGATAGGTCTGCTTGACACTCCTCATGGTTAAATGCCCATACTTGTCCTTCGTAGACATTAAAGTCTGCCATGTACTCTTGAGCGAACTCATTAGCTGACATTGTCTTTTGTGCTTCTATAATATCTGAGTCAGATACACGAGGGTTTTCGTGATAAGTTGCTTTTACTGAGCACCATTCTGGAAACTCTTCACTAAATCCTCTGTAATAAAATTCTGCAAAGTAATTATTTCTACCCCTTGGAGTAGATATAAAGATTGCTTTTGAGTTTTCTTTGTCGAGGGTAGGTCTTAGTGCGACATTGAAAGCATCTCTTCCATCTGTTAGAGCTGCTTCATCGAATATGATTAAGTCATAACTTCTACCAACAACTGAGTCTACCTGATTGATAGAACCCATTCTTATAGTAGAATTGTTAGATAGTTCAATAACTTTATCTTTTGCATTATCTCTAAGCACTTCTAGGTCGAAGTGCTTGATCAAGTTTCTTTGTAAGTCAAATGATATTTGAGATAATGAATAGTTAGGAGACATTAATAGTACATGACTGTTAGGAACTAAACATACTAACTGTCCTATTATGTTTGAAATATACGTTTTGCCTTGACGACGTGAAATAGCCGCACATACAAAACGATATTTTGGATTATTTATAGCATTTATAATTGCTCTCTGCGACGTATTAGGCTCTATACCTAATAATTCAAGATACTCCATTATAGGGAGTTTTATGAATCGTGACTGTTGTTCCAAGTCCATTAAATAGTTACTAACTATATCTGTACGGCTAATTTCTATCAATGTAATGTCTCGTCTGGAAATAAGTTGTCGTCATCGTCTATTAGAAGGTCTAACTCTTTTAATTTAGTATACAGGTAACAATAAGTAGCAGATACTTGTTTAATTTTCTTTTCCGCTGGGGATAGAGTTCTAAACTCCTCTGCTTTTATCAAATCCTGTAGTAATTTTCCTGCATGTACTATACCTTCCTCAAGCCATAGTCGTGTTCCGTTTGCAGTTGTCATTATTTTCTCCTTCGTTTTAATCCTAATGTTCTTTTTTGAGACTTTGGTGGTCTCTTTCTTGAGCCTCCTGGGCCTGCCCAGAAAACTTTGTTTGCCCAGTAAGCTGCTGAAGATTTTCCCTTTCTAATGTTCTTTGCGTGTCGCGCTTTGAAACTCTTTCTTGCTTCTGGACTATAGTTGTGTCCCATACCTTGGGCTCCAAACCTAATAATCTTTACTTTGCCACCAACTCTTACAGCAACTACTGCTTTCTTAGTTTTGTGGCTTGGGGTCTTCTTAGGTTTGTTTAGTCCGCTAAGTCCTGCTCTTTTGAGCCGTCCCTTTTCTGCGTCTGTTAGTGCCATTTTTAATCCCTATTAGTAAAGATTTCTTTACTACTTTGTCGAGTCTGCCCGACTTCATAATTTTATTGATTCGTTCTAAGATATTATCTTCTTCTCCTTCTCGTCAATAAAGTAGAAGGTGTTTTCTTTCCAAATCTTGCTTTCTTAGGATTGATTGTTTTACCGAATCTTGGTCCTACTGCTTTTGGTGCTGCACCATAAAATCCACCTGGTGTGGACATTGGTGACTTGGTGTTTACATAAGTTCCAGCTGCTGCATTTAGATCACGAGTTAAACCTCTTTTCAATACATGCTTTCTTAGCTTGGAAGTTGAGTGGACACTTGGTCCGCTTAAAAATCCGCCTTGTCTTGCCATTTTTAATTCCTATCTACTCTTAACGAGTACTTTGGCTTATTAGCCTGTTAATGAGAACCTCGTTGTTTGGGGTTCTCGGTAAATTTAATAGTTTTTGCAGGTTGCAACCGTACTCTAATTCCAGTTGGACTGCTTTCTTTAATCGTTGTGATAAATTCAATACTTTTTCAATTTCTTGAGTTAGAGTATTCATAGTTTACTTCTTCTTTCGACGTCTCCGTTTAGTAAAAGTACGTACGTTAGTGGGTCTTCCACCAACGCCTTGAGGTACTGCCCTCTTACGGCGAACTGCCGACCTTTTCTGAGCTTTGCTCATTGTTCTTGCACGAGCTAAAGGAACACACTTTGGGTATCCTTTTCTCGATGTTTTTGCTTTTCCTCTTCCACATGGTTGATACTTGCCTTTCTTCTTAGGTCTTGATATATCTACCCATTTTTCTTTGAACCATTTACTTAATCCACCTTTAGGTTTAGCCATTTTTTGCTTTCTGTTCAGCTTCTATCAATTTATCCTTGATGTCTACTGACCCGTCCCAGTTCTTATCTTTCCCTGTGACTATATTTAATATTTGAGTTAGTTTAGTTTTAAACCAATTTATCATTACTTCTTTTTCCTTGCAACGCCCATTCGGTATCTACCGCCTCGTTGCTTATATGTTTTTACTAACCATCCGTTTGCGTATGCACTCGGATAGACCTTAAATTTTCTTTTTGCTGCTGCCTTTACCCTTGCGTATAGTGCAGGGTTTGTAGGTACAGGTCTTTTCTTAGCTGCCTTTCTTTTTCTTGCCATGTCTTAGTTCCATCAGTCTTGCCCTGTCTTGCTGTATAATTATACGCTTCGGGGCTTGGTTGTTGCCACCTTTCGAAAAAGATGGGTGTGACCATAAGTATTCACAAGTGTTTTGGACTTCATTCCTATGTTCTGTAATATTGTCCATGTCGTCAAGAGTATAGTCATCACCCATTAGATAGATAATCACCTCCCATGATTGTTGATTCCAGTTAGTCTCATTTTCTAGTAATAAGTCTTCGCTGTAATCCACAAAATTTGTAGTACCTGCTATGAATGATTCATAAGACCAGGGACATACTTTATTTAATTTTCTAAAATAAAATAACCAAATTATGTAATCCGGGAGAGGCTTAACCTCTTGAACGCTTCTTCTTTCCACCTTTTTTCTTTTTACCTTTCTTCTTCATTTTCTTCAAGATAGCTTGTTGTAAAGCTTTCGGTAGTTTCTTCTGTTTAGCAGTTAGTGCCATTATATACTCCTAAGTCCAACGAGGTACTTCCTCAGGACACTCTGCCCATCTAATCTTTGTTTTGAGGGGCATAAAACAGTTACAAACTTTGCAAACCTTCCACTT